AAGGCGATGGTAATGAAGGCGATGGTAATGAAGGCGATGGTAATGAAGGCGATGGTAATGAAGGCGATGGTAATGATGGTAATGAAGGCGAAGGTAATGAAGGCGATGGTAATGAAGGCGATGGTAATGATGGTAATGGTAATGAAGGCGATGGTAATGAAGGCGAAGGTAATGAAGGCGAAGGTAATGAAGGCGATGGTGATAGTAGTGATGGAGGTGACATAAATACTAATAAAATTGAGGGTGATAATGATAGTGCTGATAGTGATGATGATGAAAAATTTAGTTTATTAAAATCACCATATAAGATATATTTATTAATATTTTTAATATCAATAATAATACTGTTTTTAATTATAATACTAGCATTTACACCTAGTTCATATAATCACGTTAATACACAACCTTATTATAATCAAAATAAGATTCATTAAACATTAATATATGTATATTAAATAAAATTATGTTTAAAGAAAGATTTAATACTCTTTATGAAAAGTTTGTTGATGATGAAGAAAATAAAGACAAGAAAAAACAAGAAGATAATAAGAAGAAAGAAGAAGAATCATCGATTACAGACTCTCCCGCTTTTATACCTCTAGTTGTCTTAGCATGCATAATATTTATAATTATTATAATAATTATAATATACATTGTAACAGGTAGTTCTTCAACTGAAAATGAGATATTAGTTAATCAAGCAACCCCCGTTAATCAAGGAACACCAATAAATCAAGGAACACCGAGTTATCAAGGAACACCTGGTTATCAAGGAACACCGAGTTATCAAGGAACACCTGGTTATCAAGGAACACCGAGTTATCAAGGAACACCAATAAATCAAGGAACACCTGGTTATCAAGGAACACCTGGTTATCAATCAACACCTGGTTATCAAGGAACACCAATAAATGAATCAACACCAATAAATGAATCAACACCAATAAATCAATCAACACCAATAAATGAATCAACACCAATAAATGAATCAACACCAATAAATAAAACTAGCGAAATGTCGTCAAAAACAGATTCTTTTGTTAGTGATAGTAAATCAAGTTCACCAATAGTATCAAATTTTAACTCACCAGAACCCAAAAAAGCAAGTATTAAAAACTTTGTTCAATAAACATATAAAAACACATTACAAATAATAAAAAAAATGGAAACAGAAATAGTAAAAAAGAAAGTGGTAATAGGATTACCGGGTAATAATTTTTCATCAAAATTTCTAGTATCTTGGACTAGTAGCTTAAATACATTATGGGAAATGAATAAATATGATATAGTAGTATCTCCTGGTGTATCAAGTTATGTATCATTTGCTAGAATGCAAACATTAGGACTAAGTAATTTAAGAGGAATTGATCAAAAAGCCTTTGATGGAATGCATTTTGATGTATTTGTAACAATAGACTCGGATATAGTATTTACAGCACAAAATCTAATAGATTTGATAGAAGCTACAGAGGAGAAGGATGTTGTAGCAGGATATTATAGAATGAGTGATTTAAAAAACTTAGTGATTGTAAAAGATTGGGATATAAATCATTTTAAAAAAACAGGATCATTTAAATATTTGCAACAGGAAGATATGGAAGAATATAAAGAACATAAATACTTAAAGGTCGCTTATTGTGGAATGGGATTTATGGCATTAACAAAGAATGCGATTGATTCTTTAAGTTATCCATATTTTCATACAGATCTGCAAGAGTTTAAAGGAACTGATGGTAAATTAATACGAGAGATGTGTTCTGAAGATGTATCATTTTGTAGAAACTTAACAAAAGAAGGATTTGAAATTAATATATTACCAAAATTACGTGTTGGACACGAGAAAGGTTTAATAATATAAAAAAATGACAACTTAAAACCGAAATAATAAATGAAAGAATATTTAATAATTGAATTAAAGCAAAAATTAAAAAAAGATGTAGCATATAAAAGAGCTGATATAGAAAAAATATTGAATGGTATTGAAGAATTAAATGAAGCTCAATTATTGTTATACATTAAAATAAGATCGAAAGAAAAATCAAAACCTGATAATATTGAAAAAGAATATTATGAAAAGAAAATATCTTTAAATAAATAAAATGTCATTTAACCGCGCAAAATACGATAATTGTAGTTATAAGAATGAATTAAACAGAAATGTAGGAATATTAGATTATATATTAAATATTAATAGCTATGAACATTCAAAACCGTGTAGACATCAATTAGGTTGGACATCAGGAAACAATGTGAGTCATATTAAAGGTGATGTAATAGATTTGGAGTCTGATTTAAGAAATCAAACAAGATATATATCAAAATGTAGTGGTGCTGTTTATACACCTTCAAACGATGGTTTTATTTATAACGATAAAACTGAACCAATTAATACAAAACCGCTACATTTAAATGCGTGTCAAACTATAGCATATAAGTCAGTTCCTTTACCATATGCAAATTATGTAAATAATTCACGTTGTGGTCATAAATAACTGACAGATACGAATATTAATTTTTGTTTAATGGGTTTTATAGGTTTTATATTTATTTTTGTATTATAAATATATTGATATATTTTATCATATTGTTTTTTTTGAATTAAATATAAAATTAATTTATGTTTTTTGAGTAATAAATGTTTAATAACAATATAAGAATATATATTGGTATTAAATGTAGTATTGGGCATACCTAAAACATATTTAACATTTTTTAAAGAATGTTTTAGTTCATTTTTAATATTACTGTTAGTATATTTAATTTGGTATAAAGTGGCTAAAAATTCAACAATAGCTTCATTTAGATTAATATCAACAGTAGATCTTATAGGATCGCCTAAATATATATCAGTATCTTTAAAATAAAATGCGTGATGTATAACTTCGTGTAAAGCAACTTTAAGCATTTCATCATTTCTATAAACAAAAATAATATTTTTATGTAAATATGTAAAACCGCCATTAATATAGTGTGGATGATCAATAAACTTTCGCATATTAGGGCAATCAATCATAACAATAATTAAATATTTAACTTGAATACCAAAATCCTTTAATAAATCAGTATAAAGTCTTTCAATTCTTTTTCCACATAGTGAATAATTACTATTTTTTTTAGTAGAATAACCGTATAATCTAAAATATTGATATTCTTTGTAAAATACTAATTTAGTTTTTTTAATGTAAGTAATCATACAATTTGTTAAATAATCAGTATGTTCTAAAAGAAAGTTTTTCATTTATTAAAATGTAAATATTTTTTCTTATAATATATAAGTAAAATGCAAACTAATATTAGACAAGATTATTGTAGTTATGATCAACAGATAAAAAAATCAATGGGTCCCGGATTATATCATATTAACACCCCTTGTAATGATCCTAATGCTTGTTCGCAAGATATAACACCGGATCCATATTATAGGTATCAACAATATGGGTATGCAACTTGTCCATCAGGAACAAATGTAAATGATGATAGTGAATTGAGAGGTTTAAATTATAAGAATAGTCATTGTGAGACTGATAAGTATTTACCAGGAACTTATAAGAAAACCGGATGTAATATAAAAGGAATAAGTGAAAATTGTGGTAATTATACAGAAGATACTCGTTTATCAAATAATGCGTGTAATTTACGTGGAACAGGTATAAATCGTTTTATTCCTTGGTTTGCGGGATGTAATGCGAATCCGCAAGATTATAAGAGTATTCAACCGTTTAACAATGTGCCTACAAATACAAAAGAATTATTTAAACAGAATCATATACCCTGTTTAGAAAAATTAGATGATCAAGAGAAACATTTTCCTCCATCTGAAAATATTAATTATAAACCAATGTTTAAACCGATGGATATAAAATCAACTTTAGATCAATATTATCATCACGGAATGCCCCCAACATCTTGTTAATTATAAAACTAAAATATATTTATTTTTATTTAATTTTAATATTAAAATTGCTATAATTCCTATTATGATATAGGCTATAATTTTATAATAAAATATGGTAAATCTACTGATAATAGTATCACATATACCAAAAATAGCTACCCATAATAAAATAACTACTAAACTTATTTCATTAATCATTTTTACTATATTTACATAAAGATTATTCAAGAAACAATTTTATAGATGTATTGATGTCATTAGAAAATACTATATTAAATGATGTTAATATTAGTTTAGCTACTATTGAAAATCCATTTACAACCGTAAATACACAAGAAATTAACGTAGATGGTCTTACTATTTTTCGAGAAAATGATAAGTTTTATAAGAAAGACGAAGCAACCGGTATTATTAGTAAATTATCAACAGGTAATGGTCAAGTGTATAAATGGTATAAAATACGTAATAGAGATGATATAGTGTATTTAGATGGTGATTTAATAATTGATAATGTAATTTATTTAAATGGTAATGTTATAGATAATTATGATATAAGTGATTTTTCAAGTAATATAGATAATACAGTGATTAAGTTTATAGGAGTTGGTTTTGGAGCAGTAACGAATGAATTAAAAGATAAAGAAGTAACAAGTGATTATGTGGTAGTAAATGATGCTTGGAAGCAATTTACAAATGTATCAGGTGATTTGAATTTATTTACATCTAAATCGTTAGTAGTAAATGGTAATATATATGTTAAAAACACAATTGATAATATTCAAGCTTCAAATATATATATAACTGATTTAAAAGAACGTAGTTTTACAGCGGAAGAAATAATATTGGGAACAGGACAATGGGCAACGGTTGATAATAAATTATATATAGATAAAACGATATGGATTGATGGTGATATAATAGCAAGTGGTAATATAAATAGTAATTATATTTATTATGATCCAAATAATATAGATCATAATGTATTATTACCAGATATATCACGGAAAATAGAAACGGTTAATATAAAAGATAATTTGATAGTAAATAATCATAAAAATATATTAAAAAACGAACAAATTGAATTAAAGGGTGATGATATACATTTATTAGGTTCAAATATATATTTAGATGGTGAATTATTTTTTCATCAAAAATATATTCAGGTTTTAAAAGAAGTTTATGAACATACTGTTATTTATAATGCGGCGGGTATGATGCAAAAACGAACTGCATTTACAGGACAAATACCAATTAAATATGGAGCAAAACACGAAGTAGGTTATGATATGGTTTGGACAACAGAACCGACTCATTATGATATTTTTAAAGTATCAGGTGATATATTTTTAACAGATACAACAAAGACGAGTGAAAATGGTTTTCGTATTATTACCGATTTTGTATTAACAATAAATCCAAAAGATGATGGTTTTCAATATCCAGGATTAGATGTATTATTTGATGTTAATAATCGGTATAGATTGGGAATATTAGAGGATATGATAGATATTAAGGTTACACGTGTTTCTGCAAAACATATTAAATTAAGTATGAATTGGGAAACTAAACCATTTTATAAAGAATTATATTATGCTAGTATGGATATTACAACCGTAATACCTAAAAGAATAGGAAGACGTTTATTTATAACTCCATATCATATAGTTCATAATGGGGATGAAGCAGAATTAGTTGATTTACAAGATATAAAACCATTTATAAAATTAGATTTAAGTGATTATGATGAAACTAATAATGATTTATCTAATTTACATTATCAAAGTGTTAATATAGCAAATGTAAAGATATTAGGTGATGGTGGTGTTAATGATAGAACATCTCTAACAGTTTATAAAACGTCTTTAGATAATAATATACATATAGCTGAATTTTGGGATAAAAATGCTTCTACAATTGAAGAAGGAGATTGTTTTAATTGTGCGAATGATCATTATGATAATGGAACAAAAGTGCAAGGAGTTGTAATAGGTAGATCAGGTATAATGTCAATAGGTATTGAAGAAAAGGATAAAGAATATTCATTGGAAGAGAATCATCCAAATTCTAATTTAGCACAATTAAATATAACTTCAAGTGATGGTAATATTAATAGACTAAAAATTAATAGTAGATCAACAAGATCATTTATAGTAGATAATAATGCAAATGTTATAATAGGTAATGAAAAAAAGTATAATGAAAGACGGTCAATTGTATCTCCTATGGTGAATGAATATGCATTAGATGTTAGTGGTCATACTTTAATTTCAGGTTCATTAATGTTACATCACAATAATATTATGCGATCATATTTCAATGTAAAAAATCATCAACCATTAGAGACTCGTAATAATAGGTTAGAAATGTATATAACGTGGGACGTTAATGCTGAAAATAGTGTAACTATTTTTCAACCTATTAATTTAGATATTGATTATTATATAAGTTCAATTGATTTATATCCAATTAAAACAAGGCAACAAAATTATAATATTTTATTAAATCCACGTAATGTTGTTGAAAATGATATGCCTAATATTATTTCAATATTAGAAAAAGAAGGACAAACTACACGTTTGTTTAAAGATTTAATAGTAACTGGAACACGAGAAGATTATAATGCAGTTAAAATAATAATTAATGCTACTTTTGCAGTAGAATCAACTGAAATACCTTTTAGTACTATTGCTTATACGAATGTAACGATAACGGGTGAAAATGTTTTAAATCAATTTTTTGTAACAAATAGAGAAGATTTTTTCGGTTTATTGAGTATTGATAGTGTACCGGATGTTAATTTAGTATTAACAATAGGGACATATTCAATAGATTTATATGATAAATTAAATATTGTAGATAAAACCGGTATTTTTTTTGAAATAGTTGATAAAAGTATTAATGATATTAATGCTGTTATTGATAATTCAATATTAAAGATATATACGAATGTTCGCAATTTAACTTATAATTTTAAAATAAGAGTTTTAAATCGTCGTTATCAAATTATAGGTATACCTTTAACTATTTATATTACAGAAATACCTAGAATGTATGCAAATCCAGATTATACTCTTCATATAATTGATGAATTATTAATAGATGAATTTACATTAAGTTTATATCAATTTTATAATTTATATACAATATATGAATGGGATTATATTACACCTTATATACGATTACAATCAACTTTTAATATAAATCCGAATACATCAATTTTAACAGTAAAAGGATTACAATCTGGTGAATTAAAAAATATAGAAGTTAGTGTATATTATTTAAATAACGAAGGAACAGATTATATTTTGATTGATTCTACATTTAATATACAATATGTTGAAATACAGCAAATTAAATGTTTATATAATCTAGTTGTTGAAATTGCTGTATCAGAAAGTATAACATTAAATCTGTTTGATTATTTTGAACCTTTAAATGTAGATTTAATACGATTTAATTTTATAGGGATTGATAGAGATATAATAACAGATAATAAATATATTACATTTATAGATACGGATATTGGTAAAACAATTAATATAATTGGATATTATGACAATTATTATGATATAACATATAACAATAGTTTAATGTTTTTAATAATATAAATGAATAATTTCAAACAATATGAAAAAGAAATGAGAGAAAAATATAAAAAAGCTGAAAATATTAACAAAACATTTAATATACCGAATGTTATTAAACCTAAAAAAAAATTAGTTCAAGATATCATTATAATCGATAGTAATACACGTAATAAAGACGTTAATTTATTACCTAATGATTTTGTTATTAAATTATCAGAAGTAATTAAAAATGTTGTAGCATTAAGGTTAATAAGAACTGAATATATAATTAATGATTCGTCATTTACTACTGCTATAATTAATAATAACCCAGTGCCATTACAATTATTTAAACATATAAATGCTTTTATATATTTAAATGGTTATTCAAAACTTAGATTAGCTAATAAAATGACGATACCGATCTTTAGTCAATTATCGGCTGGTATAGAAAATTTACCAAATATAAACAATAATATTAAATTAGATCCTTATGCTTATGTTCTAAATCCTATCGTAGAAAAGTTTGATAGTTTTCATATTCAAATATTGGATGAAAATGGTGATAAGATACCTATTATAGATCCAAATAAAATACGATTAATATTAACAGTCGCAGTATATAAGTGTGTTTAAATAAGTAATTTAATTATTTTTTATTTTCTTTTAGTAAATATGGCTAAATATTTTAGCTCAGTTAATAATTTAATACATATTAAAGAAAATTCTACAAATAAGTTTATAACAGTTGGTAATAATAGGGAAAACTCTATATTAAATTTGGATAATGATAATATAAATGCTAATTTTAGGGTTATAGATAATATATGGACACCACAAATTAGTTTAAATAATATTGAATCAACATATGATTCAGAAATAATTAACATTGGTTCTGGTAATACCGTAATACAGTTAAATCCTAAAGTTGGTATTGGAACAAATAACCCTCTTGTATCTTTTGACATTAATACAACAGATAGTATTAAAATACCTAAAGGTGATATTTCACAAAGACCGCAAAATCTTACAGAAAATGATCAAGGTTTAATTCGTTATAATACAGAATTAAATAAGTTTGAAGGTTTTGGTGGTGATTCGTGGAAATCTTTAGGTGGTGTTATAGATAATAATAAAGACACATATATTACAGCAGAATCTAATAATGAAGATAATAATGAATTACAATTTTATACAGCAGGTGATGAACGTATGGTTATTAAAAATGATGGTAAAATAGGTATAGGAACTTCAAATCCAGAAGGATTATTAGATATTTATGAATCAAATGAACGTATATTTAAAGTTACTAATGATAACATTGAAATATCAAGAAGTATAATACCTATTAATTCAAATGTTGATATTGGTGATCCCGAACATCAAATACGTGATATGTATGTATCTGATAATTCTTTATGGATTGGTGATACACATAAAATATCTCAATCAGATGGTAAATTGAAATTTAGGAAAAGAAATACTTCTAGCATTCCAGATGTTATTCGTAATTTACCTGCTTATCAAGATGCAAGCACAGGTGTGATATTACAAGCTATTATAGATTTTTTTAATGATCAAACATTAAGTGTAGTATCAAATATAACATTAAAACATTGGTTAGAATTTTATAAATCACAAAAAGGTGCAGATAGAGATATATCTATACAAGAGGTATTTAGAGATAATGCGGACGATTATGAAGAAGAAACTGCGGCGGATGCATGGTTAGTATCAAATACGAATAATATTTATTTAGGTAACGATTATACTAAAATAGGTATAGGAACTGATAACCCTAATGTATCTTTAGATTTATCTTATAAAACAGATGCTATTAAGTTACCTAAAGGTAATAATTCAACAAGAGATAGTATTAATGCAAATACTATTGAAGATCAAGGTTTAATACGTTATAATACAGAATTAAAACAATTTGAAGGTTTTGGTGCTGGAAATGCGTGGGGATCTTTAGGTGGTGTTATAGATATAGATCAAGATACTTATATTACAGCTGAAACCAATAATGAAGATAATGATGAACTTCAATTTTATACTACTGGAGATGAACGTATGATTATTAAAAGTGATGGTAAAATTGGTCTAAATGTATCTGAACCTTCACATCAAGTGCATATTAAAGGTAATACAAGGATTGAAGGTGATCTTATTGTAAATGGAACTCAACATATTATTGATACCGATACTTCTACAACAGAACAAATAATAGTAACAAATGATGGAACTGGTCCTGCCTTAATTGTAAATCAAATTGGAGCTCAACCAATTGTAGATATACAAGATGATAGTAATTCTATTTTATTTATTGAAAATGGTGGTAATATAGGTATTAAAACTACTAATCCTTCTGTATCTTTTGAAATTAATACAACAGATAGTATTAAAATACCTAAAGGTGATATCGAACAAAGACCAAAAAATCTTACAGAAAATGATCAAGGTTTAATTCGTTATAATACAGAATTATATCAATTTGAAGGTTTTGGATCTGGAAATGCATGGGGATCTTTAGGTGGTGTTATAGATATAGATCAAGATACTTATATTACAGCAGAATCTAATAATGAAGATAATGATGAATTACAATTTTATACTACTGGAGATGAACGTATGATTATTAAAAGTGATGGTAAAATTGGTATAGGTATTAGCGAACCTTTGGAACAATTACATATTACTGGTAATATTAAAATTATAGGTAATATACTTAATGATAATTTAGATTTTAGATTTGCAAATATTGAAAATATTCAATTAAAAACATTAATACAACCTAATTTAGTATCAGCTAAAGCAATTAATATTGATACGACAATAACCGGAGGATTAGATAATTCAACTGATAATCTAAAAATTAAACATCACGGTATTACTAATGATCATATATTAAATGGAACAATTGATTTAACACAAAAGGTTATTAGTAATTTACCAATTGTCAATGGTGGAACTGGTGCAAATACTGCTAATAATGCTAGAACTAATTTAGGATTAGCTATAGGAACTAATGTTCAAGCTTATAGTGCTAAATTACAATCAATTGCTAATTTAGCAGCATCTGCCTCTAAAATACCAATGTTTTCAGGATTAACTGATGTTACTTTATTAGATTTTGTTGATGATGAAGAAATGTTAGGTGATAGTGCTACTGCAATTCCTTCACAACGTAGTGTTAAAAAATATGTTGATAGTTTAGCAGGATTTCTCAATATCATTGTTTATACATTGCATGGATCAAATCTTAATTGTAATGTTGAATTATTACCACCTGACGCAGATGCTACATTAACATTAAACAGTGATTATAGTATTGCCGGTGCAGAAGGAACTGAGCAATTTACTACTTTTGTAGCTGATGTATCAGAAGATATAGCTGTATCTTTAGGTGTTGAAAGTGATAGTGTTATTGTAACAGAAGTAACAGAAGGTTCGTTAATAGTTGAATTTACATTAAAACCGTCTAAAATTGATAGTAATTTTAATCCATCTCAAGCAGTTATAGGATTAAAACAAACATTAGAAGATCCTAGTTCATCTATTTTAACAAATAGTAAGTTTTTATCACAGGCTGTTATAGTTGTTCCACCAGAAGTTGTAGCTCAAGCTTTAGATCCAACTAAAATATTTATTACATTAGATAATGATAAAGAAAAAGTGGTTGATATTGCTAAATATTTTAAAGGTGAATTTATAACTTACGAATTATTAACTAATCCACATGATAATGTAAATCTTAATACTACATTACAACAAATAACTATACTAGGTGCGTTTAGAGATACTTCTTATGATATTAAAATTAATGCTACAAAAGGTGATACATTAAAACTATTAATATTTAATATAACTGAACCTGAACCATTACCACCAACTGGGAAAGATGCTAAAAAAATAGTATTAAGTAATAATAAAAAACAAATAAATCTACGTGATAAGTTTAAAGGTAGTTATTTAGAGATATTTGAAATAGAACAAAATCCATATAATAATGTTACATTAATTGATAACTCTAATATGATATATGAAATTGAAGGTTCATTTAGAGATACTAGTTATTCAATTATATTTAAAGTTACACAAAATGCTGGTGATTTATTATCCGCATATTGGACATTAAATGTTAAAGAACTACCTTTAATACCTAAAAAATTATTACCAAATATTGATAATTTAATAATTACTACAGGACAAATAATAAGTTATAATTTAGATTTTGTATTTATAGGGGTTGGATTAGTATATGGATTTATAACAAATCCGTATAGTGATAATATTTATATTACTAATAATATATTATATATTACTGAAAATCAACGTGGTATAACATATGATATTGAAATTTTTGGTAAAAACTTATCACAAACTTTAATTTGGAAAATAACATTAACTGAAGATTTACCACCTGCACCTATTGTTATTGGTGTTGAAGAAAGTAATTTTATAACTTCTGATATTCTTAGTTATGATTTAACAACATTATTTACAGGTTTAAATATTACATATGATATTGAATATTATTATAACATTGGTGGTTCTACATATCCACCAATTGATAATTTTTTTATTCAAAATAAACCATGGGCTAGATATCATTCTAAAAATTGGAATAAACATTTAAATCGTATTGTTGATACAAGTGGATATAACAGACCTTCTGTAGAAGTATTATCTGGAAACATTAATTCTTATGCTACTTATATTTCAGGTGATAAAAATGCATCTTTAAAAATACCAATGCCTAATACGGATAATTGGACTGTATGTTTTGCTGTTAAATATAATGGTGCTAATAAAGGAACGATCATCAGTGGTGATAATACAATACTAGGTAATTGGAATGGATTTCGGGGATTTGTTCAATTAGGTGGAGAAATTCTTACTAAAATTGAAAATATTGGTAGTTCTGATGATTGGGTTATATTATGTGTTAAAACTAATGGAACTGCGCCAAATAATATCAAATTAAATGGTGTTAGTATTGGAACTGAAATTTGCGAAATACCTTTAGATTGTTTATATGTCAATCGTGATCTTAATAGTGATTGGATTTTTAGTGATTTTGTAATTTGGGATTATGAACTTGATATTTCACAATCTACAATTATATCTGATATATTTATACAACATATTGCTGGAACTACAAATGCCTTAAATAATGATTTACAACCTGTAGATATGCATAGTTTATATAACAATTATAATTTCGATAATAATATTGTTACTATTAGTGGTAATAATCGTGGAACTGCGTATGATATTTATGTTGTTGCTATTAATGCTAAGAATAATGCTAAATGGAAATTAGAAATTACAGAAGGATCTGGAACTCGTAGTGAAAATATATCACTTACAACTGGACTATATGAATACAATATTAAACATTTATTTTCATCTAATGTTTATGATACTAAATTATCGGTTAATAATGAAAATTTTTATAGTATAACAGATGATATATTAACATTTTATCCAAATTACCGTAATATAGAATATGGATTGATTATTAATTCCGCAAATGAACAATATATTTTTAATATTAAAGAAGAAACTGGAGTAGCACCTAGAAGTTTTAGTGATAATAATTTCCATTTAATTGACAATAGAGTTATTGAATATATTGATGTTATTGGTGCTAATGCTATAGTTGATAATACAGTTGTAATTGAATCAACAACTGTTTTATACTTTCCTGAAAATATGATATCTAGTTTATTATTAATTGATAACAATAAGTATTATTACATAAATAATATTGTATTAAATGGTATTTATCAAATTAAATGTGATCTTAATGATATTAAGATCTTAGATAATACTTTAAATGTTAAATATTCTAGTTTAAGTAATGGTATTGCGATTGATACTACAGTTGTTAATAATTTATTAACAGATGTATTTAATGTTACTGATGCTAGTAGTAATCCTAAGTTTGTATTAAAATATACTCCATATGAAAAGGTTACTATATTAAATAATTTTGTTAATTTTGTTTCTACTGTAGATGTTAATCCTGAATTTGATTCTGGTTCAGCTAGTGTTATTAGTGGTTCTACATATAGTTATTCAAGTGATAATAATTTTACTGCTAATTTTACAGAACAATTTGATAATTGTGAGTTATTATTAATTGATAATAATAAATATTATTATAATTCTAATGTTTCATTAGATGGTAATAAACAATTTACATTAAGTGCAAATAATGTAGAACTCGTAGGTTCTACATTTAATAGTGGAACTGATGGTGAAGTAATAGATCTTACTAATGTTAATGCTCTTATTACTAATGTATTTGGATCTGATCAGATTATTAGTAGTGGTGGTGGATCTACAACAAATTACACACCAATACAAAGAGTATTCTTAAAATACACTACAATTGTTAAAACAATAGAACCATCTATTGTTGATATTGTATATTTACATCCTGTAAATACTACACCAATTTTAATAACAAATGATGAATATTATATTGAGATAAAATCAACAAATATTATTTATTTACCTAAAACTTATGCGAATGCTGAGATATTAATTATTGGTTCTACAAAATATGTTAAATATGAAAATGTATCGTTGAATGAGTTCGCTACTATAACTATTGACAATGATCAAACAACTATATCTGTAAATAATAATAATTATGATCTAACAAGTGGAACTACAATAGATACAGCTTTAACAACTGAATTAAATACTTATAATATTACGGAACATAATAACATAACTAAAGTTTTAATAAAATATACAACAAATGCTACAACTAAAGTAACTAATGTAGTATTTAAAGATCAAGAATATCTTAATGTATTAGATTATGCTACATCATTACAAATAACTAATAATAATATAACATATAATGAAAATGATTTGAAAATAAGTTCTAATGTTGTTAACGATTTTGATAATTACTTTACAGAAACTATACAAGCTACTAATGAATACGGAACATCTTCGTTAGATTATAATTTTATTAAATTGGGTTATGATGGAGTTATTGTTCCTAATTTAGAAAATGTATCTAAGGATATTTATATATTAAATACTATAGCTAATATTGATTTACGTGAAATAGCAATAGGTAAGAAATATGAATTAATATTTAATCCATATTATTTTGAAAATAATATTGAATTAATTGATACTACTTTAACTTTAACTACAAATATGCGTGGTATTTACGATTTATTAATATCTATAGATAATAAATTATACGTATTAAGAATTCACGAATTTATAAATGAAGTAGAAAACTCATTTTATATATAAAATGCGTTTAATTCTCTTTATTTTTAAAAAAAAATAATATATTCTAAATATAAAATGACAGAAACTTATCTTTACTCGATTAACCGAGTTATTAATATTAATAATGGCGATGCAAATAAAGCAACTGTATTTTCAACAGATGCCGATGCTATATATAAAAATTTACTTGATACTTCAATTGATGCGCAATGTCGTATTGTTGGTGGAACCTGGACAGATAATTTATCTGTAAATAATAT